GACAGGTGCCAGACTGTCCACTTATGTGGTGTTGGGGCGCTTGCTTGCCTCTATAATTAAGGGAACAAAGCAAAGCACATGAGCAACGCCATCGCAGTCCAACCTAAAGCATTCGGAACGTTTGACCCTCACGGTTGCGAGTGGGCAACCGACATGACCCATGCTTACCAACTGGCAGCAACCTACGATGAGGATGTGGTGATCTGGAAATGCCCTGCTAAGGGTGACCCTATGGCATGGGTCACAGTAAAGGCAGAGGAGGCAGGAATCGAAGCGATCGCCGCTCTGTTGTTCGATTGACGAACTGGCACACCATCACCCCCAGACTGCGCCCCTGACCCCTTATAATTGACCCATGGAAACAAACCACATGACACACGATCAACGATTCTGCCGCGCCCCTTACCGTGCAACCTTCGCTGACCTGACAGGCAGAGCAGGGCAACCTATGGCATGGGATGGTGACTTTGATGACCATTTCACCGCTGAGGATTACGAGCGCCGCCGTTGGGAACGTGATGCCCGCCGCTATGGGTACGGTCGCTGAACTGTCCCCCATGGGGTAGGCAACGCCGCCCTGGGCTCTACAATACACACAACAAACAAACACACAACACAATGAACGGATTCGCAAACTACGAGACCTGGAACGCTGCCCTGTGGGTGCAGAATGACGAGTTTCTCTACAACACTGCTAAGGCATGTGTCATCTATAGAGAGGCAGGAATTGAGACCCCATGGGATAAGTTTGTGCGCTGCATGATGGAGGGACAAATTGGTAAGTTCCTCGGCAAGACTGGTGATGGTGTTAAGTGGAATGATCCTGCAATTGATGCGGATGAGATGAACGAACTGCTGTGGGATCTTTGATCATGAACATCAGAAAGTATCGCAAGATTGTTGACACAATCATGGCAGAGAATGATTTCTACATTCACGATGAATCCAAGCATTTGAAATACAAACACAAAAAACTAGGTATCATTCAGACATGCTCAAAGACACCTAGTGATAACTACGCCATCGCACAGATTAAGCGGCAAGTGAGACGCTCACTGGCAGCAGTTAATTAACACTGAGGGGCAGTTAATTGCCCCCCTTATTTGTTAATTAAGGTTGCCGAGCGAAAATCAATGGGTCCCTCCTAACCTACAAAAGTATCCAGACGAGCGATAAATATTTTGTGAAAGGTTGTATATAAAAAAATTCGCCCAGAAAAAAATCATGGAAAAAGTCGCGTTTGACAATTACGAAGAAATTTTAAAAAATTTCGATGCGTTTTGTGACGAATTTGAGACAAGAGCATCTGAAGCATTTATGAGAGGGGATCAAAATAATGGAAGAGTTATTAAAGCAGCAGAAGGAGATGGAGATAATGCTCCTGAAGTTGTCCGAGAGATTGCAGAGCCTGGACCAGCGGATATCGAACTTGGAGAGACCAACTTTAATGTATCGTCGTCCGACATCGAGTGAGTACGAGAGTTTATCTGATACGTTAGATTATTTACATAATAATATTGATGGTATCAAACAAGATTTAACGAGAGTTGCTCAAGCAGTGTAATGCCTGTAAGTATTGTACCAAACGATCAAGTTTTAACGACTGGTGCTTTAGGTTTCCAGTTAAATCCTAGTCCTGGAATACCGTTGTATCAGGATACAGTTAGGTTAGGACCTAATGCGATTTTATATGAAACGATCAGTCCTAGCATGACGATCACGGTACAAGCGACGGGAGGGTGTCCATTACCAAGTTTTCCAGAATTAATCACTAGTATTAGTATTATACCAGGAGAGGGTCAAGGGGGAGTTGGTGCTGGGTGTAGTATTGTCGCGTTAAGCGAGATTGCTGACAGGGAAGTACCAGACATTCCTGATTTTCTCCTTCCACGGGGGTTTAATGAACCTCTAATACAGTATGGAACGATCACTGGACCACCAAGTCCTACGATGGCATTAGTAGCACCTATAAGGGGATATTACGGGGAGAAATATTTTTATGATGCTGAGTATATCTATGCATCGTATTATAGAAATTCACAGATGTATGATCCAGTAGATGGTAAGGTAGTAAGTAGTTTCAGTCAGGATCAGAATCGATTAACGAGTGTTAGTTTATTGGGTGGGAAGAAGGTATTACCGTTTAGTGATATACCAGAGGGGATTGATACGATACGGGATGAATATTTTCCGACACCAGGAATTCCGATTCAATTAGATGATGTTGTACCATTAGAACCAGGGAGTGTATTAACGTATGGAAATGATTACTTACAGAAGTTAATACCAGAAGTTAGTAGTTGGGTAAAATGGAAACCAAGTTTTATTGAGATTATGCGATTTAATTTTACATTAATTGTAACGCATACATGTCCACCATTTGTAACAATATTCAATGGATTTATGTTGATCAATAATAATTGGACACCAGCAGCGAATCGATTAACGTACTATATAAGTCAGCAGAATGGATTTTTAGATGAAGACACTTAGACCAATGTCAAGGCAACCTGATATCACAACAGGTCATGGTTGTTGGGCACCGAGTAAAGGTATTACAGCATCACCAAATGTTTTCATTAATGGATTACCAGCACATAGGGTAGGTGATACATTTACACCGCATACATGTGGTAAGGATGTTCATTCTGATGTAGCAGCGGTTGGATCTACGAAAGTTTTAGTCAATGGTAGTCCTTCAATGAGATTAGGTGATAAGTTAGCACCACCAGCATTAATGGCGCAAGCATCATGGAGTGTATTTGCGGCATAAGGAATTTATGGTATAATACAGAAGTCAATTTGATTTAAATTATGGCACGTAGTAAAGTTAGTCTCAGTGGTGGCAAGACGATTGAATCAACACCCAAGAAGACACGTCAGGGATCAGGGAAGCACACGAAATTGTCTGCCAGTAGTCGTAATAATGCTAAGAAGCGTTATCGTGGTCAAGGTCGATGAATTTAATTTGCAATCTTCCTGCTGAGAAAGTTTGGGTACGTAAAGAATATCTACGAGATCACCAAGATGGTCATGGGGAGTTTGTTGAGGGAGTCTGGGTATGTGCGAAATCCATACCTGGACGTGCTTTTTATTTTGAAACTTATCTTCCTGAGTATGGGGCAATGTATGATAAGTTACCGATATCAGCATTCGTCAAATCACCGAACGCGCCGACTCCAGATTTATCTTTAGAGAACTTACAATTTTGGAATTGTATGGATTATGGTATTGCTTGTATGAATAAAGGATTTGTATCTTCTATGGATTGCGAAGTTTATACCAGGGACTATGGTCATATGAAGGGACAGTATTTGTTTACTTTAGATAATTACCATGCGAATATTGATGTAATAGATAATAATGTAAGTGAAGTGCCTCAAGAGCATAAGTCTCACAATTGTATTTTGTTAGAGAATGGTCAGTATGCGTTGTATCCTAATAACAGGATGCGTCTGTATGACCTCTCTATCACGCCTGAGACGCCTTTGATGCCCGATTTCAAGGTATCTACCATAGAATACCAAGTCGAGGCAGGAGTCGAATGGGGACGCCTTGGAGACACTGATGATTATTTTTGGCAAACTCAAACGGAGAAAAACAATGGGCAACAGTAGAGTCGATAAAAGTCAAGATTTTATTGATGAGGGTATGACTCTCATTACTGAGGTTGAGAGTGATAAGTATCTAAGGAAAGTAGGTAAGAGAAAGACTGTCAAGGAGGGTGAAATCTTTGATAATCAAGCGGAGTGGGCAGACGGATTCTGTGGTAAGTGATAAATAGTAACAGCCTATTGCTGTGTCTAAATGCCGACCTTTCAGACATTCAAAGATTTGAGTGTTACGTTTAAGAGCAATCCTGTCACTGATGATTTGGTGGTAGTAAAAGACAAGGCAGCTATTATGCAGTCTGTTATTTCATTGCTTCAAACAAACAAAGGAGAAAGGTTATTCAAACCTGATTTAGGTTGTGATATTCGTAAATCATTATTTGAACCATTAGATTATGCGACTGCTGGTATTATTCGTTCACAGATTCTTGAAACTGTTGGTAAATATGAACCAAGAGTTAGAGTTGATAATGTTGCGGTAATACCAGATGAACTAACTAATTCATATGAAGTTCGACTAACATTTACGATTGTCGGCAGAGATGATGCACCAGTAACAGCAGAATTTCTATTAGAGCGTACACGATAATGCCTTATACTCAGGTTGCCAATTTAGACTTTGAAGACATTAAGCAGTCGCTCGTAGAGTATCTCAGGGCGACATCAGACTTCAGTGATTATGACTTTGAAGGTAGTGCGTTATCGACACTTTTAGATACATTAGCTTATAACACGTATTACACAGCATTCAACACTAATATGGTGGTGAATGAACTGTTTATTGATTCTGCTACGTTACGAGATAATGTAGTAGCAATTGCGAAGCAGTTGGGGTATAGACCAAAAAGTGCTACTTCTCCAACTGCTTATATTTCTTTCACGGCAACATATTCAAATCCAACTACTGATACAGAACTTCTATTAAGGAAGGGTACTGGATTTATTGCTAATTATGAAAACACATTATATCAATATGTTGTGCTAAATGATGCGAAGGCGCAAATATCGAATGATGTTGCAACATTTACAAATGTTCCTATTAGAGAAGGAACATTACTAACAAATACATTTACAGTCAATACATCATTAAAGAATCAAAGATTTATTCTTGATAATCAAAATATTGATACAAATACAATTAGTGTCAAGGTTTTTCCTGGCGGAAGTAGTTTTAATGAACCATATCTTGTAGCAGATAATATTCTCAATGTTGATGGTAAATCTAAAGTATTTTTCTTAGATGAGATTGAGGATGAGAGATATGAGATTATTTTAGGTGATGGTGTACTAGGAAAAAAGGTTGAGAATGGATCTCGTATTGAGGTTTCTTATATCACAACAAATGGTCCAGCATCGAATGGAGTTAGATCATTTATTTTTTCTGGTGTTTTAGAAACTCCTGATGGTGTAACACCACAACAAATTACAACTAGCATTACGAATACGGTTGCTTCTGCTGGTGGAGAGAATGTTGAGTCAGTTGAAAATATCAGATTCAACGCACCTAAGTCATATGGGGCACAGGACCGCGCTGTAACCGCCCAAGACTATGCTTCTATTGTTCGTAGGTTATATCCTGCCACCAGTGACATTATCGTCTTTGGAGGGGAAGATCAGGTGCCTCCAGAGTATGGAAAAGTTTTTATTGTTTTGAAACCAAATGATGCTTCTTTCTTGACTTCATTAACAAAGCAACAAATTATTGCTGAAATGAAAGAATATGTTGTTGCTTCTGTAGAACCTGTCATTATTGATCCTTCTATTCTTTTTGTTGAGATTACGAGCAAGATTTATTATGACAGAAAAGCAACTGATGAGACACCAGCACAAATTAGAGATAAAGTGATTGGTTCAGTACAGTCTTATCTTGATACTTCTGATACTGAAAAGTTCAATGGTAAGTTTAGATATAGTAAATTTGTTGGTGTAATTGATGATACTGACAGAGCAATCAATTCAAACCTCACCAGTGTCATGATGAGGAAAGATTTTTATCCTTTATTGAATTCAACTTCATATTATGAGATTTGTTTCCAGAATGAATTTGATAAAGATTGTGATGATAGAGTTTTGTCGTCTACAGGGTTTAGAGTTACTGAATATCCCAATTTTGATGTCTATGTAGAAGATAGGTCTGGCAAAATTGTCCTATATAGACTAGATAGCGTAACAGGCGAAAAGGTTGTTCTAAACAGCGATATTGGCGATATTGATTATGTAAATGGTGAATTGAAAATGTATGATTTGACCATAATTAAAGGGTCATTTTTTGACAATCGTATTTCTGTTAGAGTAAAACCACTTTATAATGATATCAAGGCACTCCGCGAGGTTTATCTTGATGTTGACGTTGCCAATTCATCGTTCACTGCATACCAAGAGTAAGTAAATGCCTGCTGTAAAGACTAAGAGAATTTCCACTCTAATTGAGTCACAGCTTCCAGAATTCATTACTACTGAGTATGAACTTTTTAGTAAGTTTATACAGAAGTATTATGAACATCAGGAGGTCCAGGGTGGAACTTTGGATGTTATTAACAACATTCAAAAATACGCAGATATTGATTTTTATGAGAAAAATCTTTTAAAGCAGTATGATAGTCTTGCGTCATCTATTACAAATTCTTCAGAGACCATTACTCTTGTCGATGCTAGTTCTTTCCCAAAGAAGAATGGTTATGTAAAAATTGATAATGAAATTATTTTTTATGAGTCTCGTAATGAGACTCAACTTTTAAATTGCTCAAGAGGTGTTAG